GGTAGGTAATGGCGCAGGCTGTTCTAGACCTTGCCAAACCGTGATCGGCGCTGGTTGCATTTCTTGTGCAGTTGGCGCTGGCGGTTTTGCCAACATAAATATTGACATGGCGCTAATAAATAGCGATATGGCTGTTTTAGTGATAAGTGTCATGTAGACCTACTTTCTCGGTAGGTCAACCAGCCTAGACAGATTGCGGTGCCGTTTTCGGTGATGGGCCAAAAATTGCGCGAAATGCCTGTTTTACGGCCTCAGGATCGTGCGCTAAACGCGGTTCGATTTCGACATGCCACCAGTCGCCAGTCTCAAATTTGCCAGCCTGCCATGTGCCACGATCACATTTCCAACTGCGTGTTAATGCGTAGTCGATCACAAGTTGTATGCCTAGCGTGTCTGCGTTTTCCAACAATTTGTTCATGTATGCCAGCGATATTTTGCGGCCGTCTTGCCGTCCGCGTTTGTGTTGTGCTTGCCATCTGTACGACAAATCTGTTGCGAGGCCACGCGCATGATTACTTATCACACCTGGTTTGCCGCGAACATCGCGATTGACAAATGTGCCGTTGTTCCACAACGATCCGTCAGAATGTTTGCAACATAATTCGACCCATTTGTTCATGCCAGCCAGCGCCGATTTAACAACTGGTTGCGTCGTGACAATATACGGTTTAGTCACTCGTTATCTTTGTCGTTTTTGGGTATGAATATGCAGGCTAAATCAGGGTCGCCGATTTTTGTTGATAGCCAAGCCAACACGCTTGAGATGATCGGTACGAGTAGCGCGATGAGTGCTGGGTCGATGTTGTTTTGTGTCGCCCAATAAATAAACAAACCAATCACACCGCCTTTGGTTGTTTGGTCGCCTATTTGTCGGCGTGATCGGTTTAGGTCAAACAAGTTTCTTATTTGGTGGCGATGGCGGTTGTGGTGGTGGTGGCGCTAATGTAAGCGGAACAGCAGGAAACGGAACAACTAATCAAGGCTTTGCAGGCGGCGCAGGTCAAGGAAACGCATCACCTTATCGCGGTGGTGGTGGCGGCGGAACAGGTGCGGTCGGAGTCGCGGGCGGGACATCTGGAAACGGCGGAGCAGGCGTAGCGTCGAGCATTACGGGCGCATCAGTTACTTATGGTGGCGGCGGCGGCGGCGGTGCAGACAGTAGCGCAGGCGCAGGCGGTACAGGTGGCGGCGGCGCAGGTGGCGCAGGCGGAAACAACATTGGTACAGCAGGAACAGCGAACTTAGGTGGCGGCGGTGGTGGCGGTTTTGGCACTTCAACAGGTTCAACAGGCGGAAGCGGTCTAGTTGTACTTCGATACTTAACAACTGCAGCAACGATCACAGTTGGCGCAGGTTTGACATCATCATCAACAACAGACGGAAGTTACACAGTCGTTTCATTTACGGCTGGTAGTGGAACAGTAAGTTGGGCATAGATCATGGCACATTACGCAATTATTGACGAACGCAACATAGTTATTCAAGTGATAACAGGTGTTGATGAAACAGTTACACAAATTGACACGGACGGCACACAGGTCGGCGGTTCAACCGAAACATGGGAAGCGTTCTACACGGCACAGTTGAACAATCCGAATTTGTATGTGAAGCGTTGCAGTTATCACGGCAACATTCGAGCGATTTATCCTGGCATTGGTGATAGTTACGACGCAGATAACGACGAATTTGTACCGCCACCAACAATTGAGCCTGACGACGAACAATAATGCGATGCGATACAGGTTGTTTGCGTTAATACTTATGTTGACCGCTTGCGAAACCACACGCGACAACAACGACAAACCAAGCGTGCGCGCGCTTATTTGCAATGTGCCTGATCGATGCGGCATAACACCATGAACCGTTATCGATATACACCAAACGAATTACATGCACGCATGGTTGTAACTGTGGGCGTGTTATTAGCAATCGTGTTCAGTTTGATTGTGTTAGGAATGATTTGGGGCCTGTTGTTTGTATCGCAACCGCTAGAACAATCACCAAACGACGCAGCGTTTATAGATTTGATGTCGACAATTGTTGTGTTTTTAACTGGCACATTGTCGGGCCTTGTTGCGTCAAACGGCATAAAAAACAAAACAATTTCAACAGATGACTAAACCGTACATTGTCACAAAACAGCCAGTCGTAACATCGGCGTTGGCTGGCATGAACAAATGGGTCGAATTGTGTTGCAAACATTCTGACGGATCGTTGTGGAACAACGGCACATTTGTCAATCGTGATGTGCGCGGCAAACCTGGAATTATTAGCAATCATGCGCGCGGTCTCGCAACAGATTTGTCTTACAGATGGCAGGCACAACATAAACGCGGACGGCAAGACGGCCGCAAAATATCGCTGGCATACATGAACAAATTGCTAGAAAACGCTGACACGCTAGGCATACAACTTGTGATCGACTACGCATTAACACGCAGTTGGAAATGTGATCGTGGCACATGGCAGGCTGGCAAATTTGAAACTGGCGACTGGTGGCATGTCGAAATCGAACCGCGTTTAGCGCACAATCCTGAGGCCGTAAAACAGGCATTTAGCGCAATTTTTGGCCCATCACCGAAAACGGCACCGCAATCTGTCTAGGCTGGTTGACCTACCGAGAAAGTAGGTCTACATGACACTCATTACCAAAACAGCCATATCGCTATTTATTAGCGCCATGTCAATATTTATGTTGGCAAAACCGCCAGCGCCAATTGCACAAGAAATGCAACCAGCGCCGATCACGGTTTGGCAGGGTCTAGAACAGCCTGCGCCATTACCTACCACAACCGTCCAAACTACGCCTATAACGCAACCTGACGCGTGTGGCGCGGTGTTTGACATGGCTAAACATGTCGGATTTCCTGAACATGAACTGGCCACAGTTGTCGCTGTTGCTTATCGTGAATCACGATGCCAACCTGACGCGTTTAACGCAACCGACCCGAATGGCGGATCAAACGGTGTTATGCAAATCAATCAATTTTGGTGCAAACCATCGCGTTATTGGCCAAACGGATATTTGCAGGCGTACGGCCTGATCAGAACATGTGACGATTTGTTCAATTTGGAACACAACATGCGTTCAGCGCTAGCCATTTATCGATACAGCGAAGGTTGGCGCGCATGGTCACTTTAAAACACTTGTTTTTGGCAAGTCTGCTAACCGCGTACACCTACCTGATAATGTCAGTCACCAACAAACGAAAGGCTAAAGATGACCGAGAACATCGACCCAAGAACTGACGCACAGTTCAAAGCACTAATGCAAGTGATGCAAGACATCACAAGTCAAAAAGTGCCGTTAGTGCAACCGCACGAATTGGCGGCACGCAGCACATTAAGAAAATTGCAGTGGATTATTGACGATTCAAACGCATTAGACGATTCAGATTTGATTGACACATGCAACCAGGCGCGCATTGAAATCAAATACTTGTGCAGCATCATCACCGATCTGCGCGAAATGTTGGCGACGCGTGATCGTGACATTCGATCTTTGCAGGAACGCAACAATTATCAATCAGCAGAAATTCAGCGTTTAGAAAACCAGGTGCATCGTGCCAATTAGCAAATATTTGTTCACATTTACCGACGATGAACTAATTGCATCACGCAACTGTTTAGATGGTCGCAACGAATTTAACGACAAATACAAAGTGCGAACAGATCGCACAGTCTGCCCGACCGACCCAAACAAAGACTGGCAAAGCATTTTAAGTGAACTTGCAGTCGCAAAATTTTTAGGTGTCGAATACAACTATGCGACCGAACCAAACGCTAAAAGATATGATGTCGGCGATTGTGTCGAAGTGCGGTCATCGTTGCATGAACGCGGCCATTTAATCGTGTACGAATACGACAACAAACCTGGCGCTTATGTGTTCACAACAGTTGATTTAAATGAACCGTCGGTCACGATTTGCGGTTGGCGTGATCTTGTTGATTGTCGTTTAGACAAATATTGGCGCACAACACCAAAAGTGCGAAAAGAATCATGGTGGATTCCACAATCCGATTTGCATGACATGAAATCGTTGCGCGAACGGCTGGTGTTGGCATGACACAGAATTTCATGGATAACTATGTCGATGTTGCGACACGGCTAAAAATTGCGTTTGAACGCTGGCCCGAAATGCGGATACAAGAAACAGCGCGCGAAGTAATCGAAATGCCTGACAAATCCTGTTTCATTCGATGCACAGTCACAATTTGGCGTAATCCTGATGACCCGATTCCAGTGATTGCGTCAGCGTGCGAAATATATCCAGGCCGCACACCATACACAAAATTCAGTGAATCAGAAGTTGGGTACACATCAGCGGTTGGCCGTGCGTTGGCTTACGCAGGCATTGGCGCTAACAAGTCGCTTGCATCGCGTGATGAAGTTATGGCTGCACAGTCACGCCAGCCAATAGCGCCAGTTGTGCAATTACATGATGTCGAAGTGCCGTTTCCCGAGGAAAGACCACGCGAATATCCAACACCTAAGCAGATGGGCATGATGCGTGCGCTGGCGAATGGTCAAGGTCTTAAAGGTGACGATTTAAAAACATTTTGTTCTGCTACTTTGGGTCGCGAAATAAACACAACAAGCGATTTAACCAAACAAGACATTTCGAAGGTGATTGATGCGTTGAAAGCAAGTGAACCAAAATGACCGATGTTCAACAACTGACACAGGTTTTGCATGCGTTAAATGTGTTGTTCGCAATGCCTGATTTCATTGGCAAGGACGATGTTGAAAAACATTTGCGTTGGTCAGCCACAAACTATTCTGATCGAATATTTGTTAAAAGTTCTAAAGATAACTAATTACGGGCACGATAGACCTAAGCGTTTTGCAGCGCGGTTGGTGGAACACTCGGCAACGAGGGTAGACGATCTATGTGGTGACACATGATCGGGCAACAATTTGAAATGTAGTGGGTACTCGGTGAGGCAACGAGTGGGCGGGCATTTCGCATTAGGCTTACATCACAGCAACAATAATTGACATACCGAAAACAAACCACAAACATAAAGTTGACAACATGGCCAGCGTAAACAAACCGAGAGCAAGCGCGACAGCGCGCGCTAGCGCATTATGAGTCTTGCACACAAAGACGGGCGGTACCTAAAAAATAGGCAGGTGATACTTCAAGGCAATCCACTATGTCACTGGTGCGGAACACAACCAGCCACACAAGCAGATCACCTAATCGAAGTAGACAGAGGCGGCGGACACGAACTAGAAAACCTGGTGCCATCATGCGCCAAATGCAACAACACACGCGCACATCTATATTCAAGCGCAAAAGCAAACATGCGAGGGCATGCACGCGCCGAAGCCTTACGCGATAACGGAATTGAAATAAAAAAATCAAAACCGTTTTTTTATGCGACCTGG